GCTGAGGAGAAGTGTCGTGAGACCAATATCCGGTTATCATCTAGCTGTCCTGAAAAGGACGTGAGCGCAGTATTGCACTACGCTTCACGTAAAATCGCGGATGTACTATCTGATGTTCCGTCTTATGACCGATTAGACTTCTTCTTTGGACCCGGTGCAACGACTAACGTCAAGGGCTTTGATGCTTGCTATAAAAGCAAGTTATCAGCCAGAATGTCGTGTAGCGATGAGATGCTTCCATTTGTGGGAGAATTCTTAGAAGAATTTCCCCTTTGGACGGAAGCCAATAGCGTCAGTAAGCGTGGTGACATACTTACTGTTCCGGTTGACGTCTCCTATGGTAAAGTATCATTCGTTCCAAAAAACTCTAAAACGTACCGCTCTATTTCTATAGAGCCGATCCTTAATGGCTTATGCCAGAAGGGGATTGGCTCTTATATTAGTAATAGGTTGCGACGCTTTGGAGTTAATCTTACTGATCAGACTAGAAATCAGCATCTTGCTCGTATTGGGAGCGAAAGTAACCGCTTGGCTACGATCGATCTTAGTATGGCTAGTGACACTGTTAGTCTAGGCTTAGTATTCAACTTGCTACCATTCCCGTGGAATGACTTTTTTTCAGGTTATAGGACTGGACATGTTGAATGCGAAGGAAAGATTCTCGAATTAGAGAAATTTTCCTCGATGGGGAACGGATATACATTCGAACTAGAGAGTTTAATATTCTATGGTTTGTTAATGGGCGTTCATTCCTATCTCGATCAGATAGGGGAGGCTAGCGTTGACTTTGGTTCTTCATGGAGCGTGTATGGTGATGACATTATTTTGCCATCGTCGTACTACTCTATGATGTCTAAAGTCCTAACTTATTGTGGTTTTTCAATAAACCACTCTAAGTCATTTCACGACGGACCCTTTCGGGAAAGTTGTGGAAACGACTACTTCCTTGGATCAGAGATCAGACCGTTTTATCTTCGCAAGAAGATAAGCGATCAGGTACTCTACTCCTTTCATAACTGGGCCGCTCGTAATTTCAAGTTTGAGCTTTGTGCTCTTATTTTGAAGTATACGAACTCTTCTCTTCGACTTTTTGGACCTAATGGGTTTGGTGACGGTCATTTGATCGGCTCCTATTCATTAATCCGAAGTCGTAAGTTGAGGCGGCTTGGATATGAGGGTGGGTACTTTCGTACTTATAAGTTGAAACCGCGTAGGAATTTAAAAACCTACCGTAACGACTTTTTACTTCCGTCTTACACAGCTAGTTGCGGTGCAAGCAAAGAAGGGCCGTATGATTCCACGATAGCACGTGGGTCACGCGGTTATACGAAGATCTTTGTCTACACGATGGCTAGGGGAATATTTATACCCTAACCAAATGTAGGCGTCTAAT